GTGGATAATCCACTTCATGGGCAGCCTCGACAGTCTGCTTGACCGTTTAGAGCATTTGACCGCCAACTACCGCCCGCCACTGAACGGGGAGCGTTTCCTTACCGACAGGGAGGTGTCGGCACGGTTGAAGGTGAGCCGCCGGACACTTCAAGACTACCGCAACGAGGGACGTATTGCCTACATCCAGTTGGGTGGCAAAATCCTCTACCGTGAATTCGACATCGAAAGGATGCTGGCAGACAGCTACCGCTCCGCCTACCGAATGACGGCAACTTGATTTTCTTGAAGGAGCGCAGTTTGCCGTCTGCCCATACTTGCGGCAGCAATGGAACTTCGGCAAAAAGAAAAAAGGAACGGCTTACGGATGAAGCATCAATATTTAGCTTCGTCTGTAAGCCGTTCCTCCATTTCTTCTGATTTCCAGTCAGTCGCTTGTTTCCGTTGCCGGATGCCTCTCAAGCGTGTGGATGGCAGTGGCAAGGTTTTCGGGCGGAATACGCTCAAACCCGTTTGAGGAAGATTCCGCTCGAAACGGCTCTGCCGCCCAACCTTGCCACTGCCGTCAAAGCCACACGCTACCTTTGCATCCGAGCATCGGGAACAGGTGGCTGACGGGATGAACCTCAGTTATACCATAGGTTGCCGCCCTTGCCACAAGAGAAGAATAATGTTATCGGGCTTCCTTTCTTGGTGGCGCAGATTTCATTTATTACGAACCGCCTGAACAAAAGGGTCCATTTGCTACATATTCTGAAAGCGATGGCTATAATCATTTCAAAATTATACACATCATAACTGATACCATCGGGTTGCCTGATATATCGCATTGTTTCGGCTTCATTCAGTTCCTTGTTCTTGTAGATTACCCGTATCGCCTTGCGGATGTCGCAGGAGAATGCCCCGAACAGGTCGGCTATCTCAAACTTGGTCATCCATACGGAAGTAGTAGGGATTGTAATTATCCCCATTTCACTGATTGTAATTATTCCTCTATCCATTGTCATTTGATTTTAGTTTTATTATTTGCCGCACACTCCTTTTTCCATCCGCTGTAATTTCCGCATTTGAATACCCGTGACGGCATACCATCATCGGGCAAAGTGTATTTGCCTTTGGTATTCTCGGACAGAACCGCCAAATCCTTGCTCACTTTATGGTTGGTTATCTCGGCGTATATCTGGGTAGTCCGAATGGAATGATGCCCCATCATCTTGCTGATGGTTTCTATCGGAACCCCGTTGCTCAGACAAATAAGGGTCGCGAAACTGTGCCGGCTTTGGTAGAATGTTAAATGACACCCTAAATCACATTGTTCGGCTATGATTTTGAGGCTTCTGCACAGGTTGCATGTCTGTGGAACGAAAAACAGTTTTCCATCCTTACCCTCACCCTTGTATTTCTCAATGATGCGGAGAGGTATGTCAAGAAGTTTGATATGGCACTCCGCTTTGGTCTTCTGCCGTGCGATGTGAATCCACTTGGAGCCGTCTTCTTTCGTGATGATGTTGTCTTCCGTCAGGTTCGCCAAATCAGCCCTGCCGATGCCCGTGAACACCGAAAAGACAAACAGATCGCGTGTATGGCACAGGCGGTAGGTGGGAAGTTTAGCATTGAGCAGTTTTTCAAACTGTTCAATGCTCAGGTGGCGGTGGTTTACAGGCACTTTCTCAATCTTATGTCCTGCAAACGGGTCACGTTTCAGTATATGTTTTTTCAACGCCAGCCGTGTCATCTTGTGCAGCAGGATAAGGTAGTCATTATAGGCGGAAACTTTTAACCGCAGTACGGTGGAGAAGTAGAAAGTAAAGTCGGTCATGAAACCCATCGTCAGCGAACGCAACGGAATATCCTCCAAATCATACTTGTATTGCAAAAAATTGTATATGTGCTTGCGTGTGGTAAGATAACGGACATAGGAATGCCTTGTCCGGTCAATGCCCACACGTCTGGCATATTCCTCGTTATGCTCGTCAAACAAGGAAAGCAGCGTTTCTTTGACGTCTGATTTTCCTGTTACGGCATTCTTGATGATTTCAGCCGAGACGAAACCATAAGAATCTACGTTTTTCTTGTAGGCTAACTTCGCTTTTTCCTCCAATGTCTCCAGCAATGAGTTCAGCCTGTTCAACTCATTTCTTTTTTCGCCGGTGATGTTTCCGGTCTTGCGTCCGTCCGTGAATGCTTTTCCCTCCTTTGCATCCCACAAGTCAGGCTCTATTTCCAGCCCGGTGGAATACTGGCTTACCTTTCCGTCAAGGGTGACACGCCCCATAATAGGGCATCTGCCGTTTTTCTTTATCTTCTGGCGGTTGATGTAGAACAACAGCTTGAATGTGCTTCGCATGGCTTACCCCTCCATCATTTTAGTTATGTACTCCCGTTGCTTCATACTCGGATTGACTTTCCGTCGGCTGTAGTCTTTCAGAATCGGTGATGGGGCGATGTCTATTCCCGACAAAGAAAATTTGCCACCGATAACATTGTTCAGGTAATCCACATCCCGGTCTATCTTGTCCTGCGTGACTTTCGCATACCGCTGTGTGGTAGTGATATGCCGATGTCCCATGATTTTGCTGACGGTCTCTATCGGAATCCCCTGTGACAGACAGATGATGCTTCCGAAGGTATGCCTCGCCTGATGGAATGAGATCGAACGGTTGATGCCGCACATCACGGACATCTTTTTCAGATGCCTGTTCATGCTCTCCTTGGTCAGCATCGGAAGGAGTTTCCCGTTGCAATCCATGCCCTTGTACTTTTCGATGATGCTCAACGGTATCTCCATCAGCCGCACACATTCGGGGGTGCCCGTCTTCTGCCTTTCCGTATGAATCCACAGGCTGCCGTCATCCGCTCGCACCAGATTGGCGGCTGTCAGGCTCCTCATGTCGCAGTAGCAGATACCCGTCCAGCACGAGAACAGGAACATGTCCCTTGTGAAATTGCGGTTGGGGGTGTCATAAGTCGTATTTGCAAATTTGTCAAGCTCGTCTTCCGTCAGGTACATCTGTTTGAAAACGGGTTTCTGCGGGGTATAGCCCTTGAACGGGCTGAAGGGGACGATGCCGCGGAACACGGCAAGCATCATCACGCTTTTCAGTCGGTTGACATGTCCGAGTATGGTTTTTGGCATGAAACGTCTTGCCGTGCGCATATACATGTCAAACGCCTCGATAAAATTTTCGTCCAACTGTTTGATGGGCATATCCGAAACATGGTATTTTTCTTTCAGGAACTCGCCGAGTATCCGGCAGGTGTTCCGGTAGTGGTAGAATGTGATTGCCGCCCTGTTCACTCCCACACGCTTGGCATAGTCACTGTTATGCTCCGCATAAAGCTTCATGATGGTGTCCTGTGTCTCAGCCAGACCTTGAAACACGTTTCTTACTTCCTCGGCCGTCACGACATCCCGAATGTCGGCAAGCTCGTTGAACCGCTTCTGCAACAACAGCAGCACCCGTTCAATCTCCCTGTTTGCCATTGTCGCCACCTTGCTTTTGCCCATACAGCGTTGGGCTGTAGCGTTCCATAGCTGCACCTTGATTTTGAACTTGCACGCGAATTGTGCGATGGAATTGACCTTCCCCTTGACGGATATTCTGCCCATGAGTGGAGAAAAGCCATCCTTGTCCTGTCCGCTGCGCTTGATGTAGAGCAGCACTTTCATTTCTGTTTTCATGCGTTACTTTTTTGATTGCAATATTACTCATATCCAGCCTATTGAACGGTATGAGAATCAGGCAGAACGGCGCAATCAAAACCAGACGGGATAAATCTGCCGAAAATGAAAATGTTTCCTATATGGAAAGTCCTCCTCGCTGACAGTTTAGCTCCTGATTGACTGCATCTAAATGAAATGAAAACAGGTAATGACTTGGTAGCTGAACAGGTGCTTTATTCCACCCGTTTTTGCAGTTTGCCTAATTGTGCAAAATAACGCAATTTTGTTGTATTACAACACCTTGCCGTTTGTTTGCAGTATTCCTCTATTGGTTGCATTGATAGTTTTCTATCCATTGAGTGGATTGGCATTTACGGATGCCCAACATCTAACACCGAAGCACATCACACAAGATAACAACGGTGACTATTGGATTAGAAAGCCGCGTGAAAAGACAAACAATATGTGTAACATCCCCTTGCTGGATATACCACGAATGATTGCAGAGAAATACAAGAGTCATCCCGAGTGTATTAAAAAAGGCGTCGTATTACCCGTTCCGTCCAATCAGCGTATGAACAGCTACCTCAAAGAAATAGCGGATGTATGTGGTATCAAGAAAACTTTAAGCACACATATCGCCAGGCATACTTTCGCCTGCATTGCCATAGCCAATAAGGTATCTATGGAATCTATCGCAAAGATGTTGGGGCACTCCGACCTCAGAACTACAAAAATCTATGCTAAGCTGCTGGATAAGACAGTTTCCGAAGAAATGAATGTCTTGAAACGAAAATTTAGTGCAGTATGAACAGAGGGATAATAACAATCAATAAAACAGGTGCGGTCACTATGCCGATAGCACCTGTATGGATGACAAAGTTTGAGATTGCCGACTTGCTCGGAGTATTCTCATGTGATATTCGCAAGGCGGTTCGTTCCATCTACAAGAACAAGGAACTGAACGAAGTTGAAACAAGGAGATATATCAAACAGCCGGACGGCATCAGTTATGATACTTATAGCATTGAAATGATTATAGCCGTTGTATTCAGGGTATGCAGTAGAGAAAGTATCCAGCTTAGACAGTTTATAATCGGCAAAATGAGTGTCACTACAAAAGAGACACCAATAAATTTATTTATTTCCTGTGGCAGAGGAAATAACCTATGGCATAGTTGAGTCCATTCCGCCAGCCACTCGTTCCCGATGTCGGATGCGAAGGTAGCGTATGGCTATGATGACAGGGGCAAGGTCAGGCGGCGATGCCGTTTCGGGCAGAATCTTCCTCAAACAAGTTTGAGCGTATTCTGCTCGAAAACCTTGCCACTGCCTGCCATACGCTTGAAAGGCATCCGGCAACGGGAACAAGCGACTGACGGGAAATTAGAGGATATAGAGGAACGGCTTACAGACGAAGCAGGATATTGATGCTTCATCCGTAAGCCGTTCCTTTTCTTTTTGTTGTAAACCCATTACTGCCTCAATACAGGGCAGACGGCAAACTTCGCTCTTTCAAAAAAATCAGATTGCCAATCAGGTTATCCTCTGTCGGTAGGCGGAGCGGTAGCCATCATTCAGCATCCGTTCGATGTCGGATTCACGGTAGAGGATTTTGCCGCCCAACTGGATATAGGCGATGCGCCCCTCATTACGGTAATCTTGAAGTGTCCGACGGCTTACCTTCAGCCGTGCCGATACTTCCTTGTCGGTAAAGAAACGCTCGCTGCCCAATGTTGGGCGATAATTGGCAGTCAGATGCTCTAAACGGTCAAGCAGACTGTCGAGGCTGCCCATGAAGTGGATTATCCAC